CAAGCCTACTCTTTCCAGGAAATTGAACGGGTTATGAACCTGGAATATCAAATGCCGGACAGCACGGTAATGGTTGTTAATCTGGCATTGATTGACTCCGGCAATAATGCGGATCTTGTGTATGATTTTTGTGCCAACAATTCTGATTGGGCATTGCCTTGCAAGGGATCATCGAACCCAATGCTCTCTCATTACAAATTAAGCAAGGTTAACAAAGCTGATTCACAGGCATATGGAATGAACTTAGTACTTGTGGACACTGGTAAGTACAAAGATTTGATTGCCGGCAGAATGAGAAAACAAAATGGCACTGGATCATGGATGGTCTATCATGGATGTGACGCTGAGTACGCCACACAGGTCACTGCCGAGCATAAGGTCAATGTTAAAAATGGCAGCAAAAAGCGACAGGAATGGGTGTTAAAGACATCCCACGCGGATAATCACTATCTGGACTGTGAAGTATACAGCGCAGCGGCGGCAGATCTTTTGGGAATACGCACGGTACACTTGGAAAGCTTAGAGGAAAGTGAGCACATACAGCAACAGCCAGAGCAGAAAGAAAAACAATATGCTCCGGAAGAAGGCTGGATCCGGAAGTATGAATCATGGATATAGGAGGAAGTAAGGGTGGCAGATGAAAATAAACGGTATACCGCAAGCGAGATGCTGGAGGAAGTCGATCAGGCAATTTATGCAGTACTGGTCGGGGGCCAGTCTTATAAGATTGGTAGTCGGCGGTTAAACCGGGCTGATTTGAACTTGCTCTATAAAATGCGAAATGACTTAACAGCGCAGGTGGCAGCAGAGGGCAATACCAGTCTTCTTGATGATACCTATGTTGCGGTCTTTGAAGGGAGATAAACATGAACTGGCTGGATAGTGCAATAGGTTTTCTGTCTCCAGAGCGGGCGGCAAGGCGTGAAGCATGGCGCCAGAATTTGGATGAAATAAGAAGCTATGACGCAGGCGATTATGGACGTTCTAATGCGAATTGGCGCGTGATGAATCAGTCGGCTGAGGTCACGGATCGCTATAGCAGGGATAATGTAAGGGCAAGAGCGCGAGACCTTGAGCGGAACTCGGATATGATGAATGCTCTTATTAGCGCCTATAAAAGGAATGTATTTGGATCCGGATATACGCTTCAGGCGAGAACGAAACAGGATGAACTGAACGACACAATTGAAGAGGCTTGGAAAAAGTGGTGTAAAAAGCAAAACTGCGATGTAACTGGCACCCAGAGCTTTAATTCAATGATCCGGATGGCGATCAAACGGAAAAAGGTTGATGGTGGGATTCTGCTGGTAAAGCGATATACAAAAGAAGGATTTATTCCATTTCAGTTACAGGCAATCGAAGTGGATGAGCTGGATAGTTCGCAGAATGCTCCAAAGAATACCAAGAATCGAGTAGTCGGAGGAATCGAATATAATTCCTTTAATCGGCCTGTCGGCTACTGGATTCGGCAGTATAGCATTGATGGTTTCAATATAGTGAATCCTGTCTACATAGAAGCAAAGGATGTTATTTTCTTTTATACAAAAAATCGGCCATCTCAGGTGCGGGAAATGTCGGATATGAGTCCAACTATTACGCGAATCCGTGATGCGAATGAATTTATGGTTGCGGTATCCGTAAAGGAGCGAATTGCTGCCTGCTTATCTGTTTTTATCAAGAGAGGGCTTCCGACAACGGGGATAACTGGGCGTAGCGGTAAAGCCGCAAATATTGAGCGGGAGGAATATGCGGGAAAATCCATTGCGCCGGGCATGATTAAGGAACTGAATGTGGGTGACGAGATCCAAGTGGTCAATCCTACCGGTCAAGCAACTGATGCCGCCAGTTTTATCAAGCTTCAGCAACGGCTGGTTGGTTCTGGTCAGGGGATCAGTTACGAGGCTATGAGCCGGGACATGGGCGAGACGAACTATGCCTCTGCCAGGCAGGGGAGTATAGAGGATGAAATGACTTATGCGGAGGAACAGGAACTTTTAATAGAGGTCCTGGATGAAGTGTATGAAACATTTCTGATTTCCTGCTATTTGGCTGGTGTTATTCAGATGCCGGGATTCTGGGAGGAAAAAGGGAACTTTCTGTCCCATGAGTGGATCCGAATTCCTAAGAAGTGGATTGACCCATATAAAGAAGCCAATGCGACAAAGATTGCCCTTCAAACGGGGCAAAAGACTTTCAAACAAATTGCGGCAGAGAATGGGAAAGACTGGAAGGATCAGATTCGTGATATTGCAGATGTTTTGGAATATGCCAAAGGGGAAGGCATTGAGATGGGAGGTATAATTTTTGGAAAAACAGAACAAGAGCTCTATGGAATTGAGTCAAAAGAAAAATAAGCAGCTTATAAGAATTATGGATGGTGTGTCCATCCGGGCGGTAGAGGGCGATGGGAATGAACGAAAAGCGATATTGAGCTTTTCCAGTGAAGCACCTTATGAGAGGTGGTTTGGCAGTGAAGTTCTGGATCATACGCCGGGAGCTGTGGATCTCAAACGAATCAATGAAATCGGTTGTGTGTTATTCAATCATAAGCGGGACTCCGTTGTCGGAAAAGTGATACGCACTTGGATTGAGGATAGCCGTGGAAATGCGGAAGTCGAATTTGATCAAGATGAAGAATCCGAAAAGATTTACCAAAAGGTAAAAAATAAAACGCTTAAAGGCGTCTCAGTCGGATATCGGGTAACTGTGTGGGAGGAAGTAATGCCCGGTCAAACCTCTGCTGACGGCAGGTTTCAGGGACCGGTCAGCATTGCAAAGAAATGGATACCGTTTGAAATATCCATTGTCAGTGTTCCTGCGGATCCTACAGTAGGTGTTGAGCGGGAGCTGGAGTTTGAAGAAGAGGAACCGGTACCAGTACAGGCAGTCACGCGTTCGCTTGACATTTATGAAAAGCAACTTCAAATAAATCAAAACAAAGCAGGAGGGATGTTCGAATGAACAAGAAACAGCAGAGACAGCAAAAAGTATTTAGACAGCAGGAAATTCTAAATGTAGCTAAGACGGCGCAGCGGGAATTGACTGCAGAGGAACAGCAGGAGTTTAACAATCTCCAGCGGGAGATTGACGTTCTGGCAGCGCAAATTGAAGAGGATGAGAGAGCGGCAGCAGGAGCTTCTGACAATCAGAGATCGTTAGAAGCAGAACGTCAGAGAATTGCGGAGATTCACTCAATGTGCAGGGATTTCAATATGGAGGCGGATGGGTATATCCGCAATGGTACTCCATTGGAAGATGTCAGAGCAGCAGTTATTGAGCAGATGAGAAGCACAGGCGAACCAATTGGCACCCCACTGAGAGTTAATGCTGATGAGCAGGACAAATTTCGGGCCGCAGCCGCTGATGCGCTGATCATGCGATCTGGTATGAATCTCCAGAGCCCGGCTGAGGGCGCACGGGAGCTGATGGGTATGAGCCTTCGTGATTTGGCGATTGAGTCGTTATCATCCGATGGAGAGACGAGCCTTAGTCGGCGTTCATCGGATGAAATCTATTCCATGCTGCAAAGACAGTTTTACAATCCAACAGCTGCATTTCCGGCAATCCTTGATAATGCCGTTAATAAGGCATATGTGGAGGGGCATAATACGGTAGCCGTTACATTTGATAAATGGACAAAAAAAGGAAGCTTAAAGGATTTTAAAACCCACGATAATAATTATCTGGCGGGGCCGGCAGGTGAATTTTTAGAAGTTCCTGAAGGCGGTGAATTAAAGCATGATACTCGACAGGACGAGAAGCTCCCTACAAGAAAGCTGAAAACATATGGGCGACAGTTCACACTAACCAGGCAGGCGTTTATCAATGACGATATTGACTTGGTTACTAAGATGCCGGCGAAATATGCCGCGTCGGCCAGAAAGACAATCAATAAACAGTGTTATCAGGTGTTGGTAAATAATCCAGCGATCTATGATGGTACACCTTTGTTTGGTTCAGCACACAAAAATCTGCTGGCCAGTGGCACCGGCATTACACAGGCGGCCATGCAGGCTATGATTATGGCACTGCAGAATCAGCAGGATCAGTTTGGTGAGGCTTGTATTATCCGGCCGGCAATCATTATCGTTCCCAGTGGCTATGCATTTGACATGTATACATTGTTCTACAGTGCAACAATCAATACCAGCGGCAACACACAAGCAGTGAACCCTTTATACCGGTATAAGGATCAGATTGAGGTTGTAGAAGATCCCACAATCAATGTTCTTTGTGGCGGTTTTGGCAATCAAATGCCTTGGTGGTTGCTGGGTAATAAGGATGATACCGACTTCATGGAGGTTGACTATTTAAACGGCCAGGAAATCCCTACTATTCGAAGAATGGAATCACCTGGAACTTTGGGCTTTATTTGGGATGTATATCTGGACTGGGGTGTTTCTGTTATGGATTATCGCGGGGCGATCAAGAATCCTGGTATCACAGTGAAGAGTCCATTAGATCTTGCATAAGGAGGGAAGAAAAAAATGAGTAAAGCAGAATTTTGGCAAAGAGGCGAGACAATCGATTATGTGAATCCCACCAGCACTATAATTGAAGCCAATACGATTATTGGCCTGGGGAGCAGGATTGGTGTGGCGGGAACCAATATCCCGCCACAGGAAACCGGATCTGTACATGTTACAGGTGTGTGGGAAATCAAGAAAACTGATACGAACGCAGTCGCATTAGGCAGCGAAGTGTTTTTTGATGGAGAAGGAATTACTGCCACAAGTGGCAGCGGGACATTGCCGGCAGGGTATGCAATTCAAGCGGCGCCGGCAGGTGCGAAGACTGTACTTGTCAAATTATTAGGGTAGGGGGTGATTATGTGAATAGATTGATTGCATTATATCCCATTCTGTATCACTCGACTCAGTACAAGGTTGGTGAAGAACTGCCGGCAAACAATCCTGAAATGCTTGAGGCCTGGATAAAGGCCGGAACTGCCGGCTGGGAAAAGGATATTCTATCAACAGAACCTGAGCCGGAACCAGAACC